AAACGCAAAAGATCCTGCGGCTGCAATGGCTGCAATAATGGACAATACGTTGCAAGGTTCAATGTTTAAATTGAAATCAGCAACAGAGGGTTTAGCCATTTCTTTTGGTGAAGTTATGGCACCAGCAATTGCATTTTTAGCAGATCTTTTAGCAGGCATTGCAATGTGGTTTTCTGAATTAAGTCCATCTATGAAAACCGCAATTACTGTTGTTGCAGGTTTAGCGGCTGCAATTGGGCCCTTAGTTTTTGTTATTGGATCATTAACGGTTGCATTCGCTGCACTATCGGCCGCACAAATACAAACCACATTAATAATTGCAGGCGTTATTATTGCAATTGGGGCAATTGTTGCTGCATTTTTATACGTTAAAAATAACTTGCAAGCGTTTAAAGATTTCTTTTATAATGCGTGGGTTGGAATTGCAAACGGATTTATTGACATATTAAAATCAATGGTTACTCCATTTTTAAAATTTGCCAATATTTTAGGCTTAGACATTGGAACCGGAATAAATGCCTTCTTAGATTCTTTTAAATTAAAATCGAGGGAATCAACTGCGCAGTTTGGATCGTTTAAGGACACTTTGCAAGATGTTAAAAAGGATTTAACTGAAACAACAACGGAAATTGATAAAACCACAGAATCAGTAAAAGATTTAGGAAAAGAAGCAGCAAAGCCAATTAAACTTGGAATTGACTTTTCAAAAGGGATTGAAGCGGCAAATTTGCAAAGTCCTGCAATTGATGCAATTCAAAAAGGCTTAAAATCAAAAGGCCTTAAATTTGACGAACCAATAAAAGCACCGGTTCAAATAGACATTAAACCTATCGAATTATCACAAGAACTTTTTGATCAACAAGCCATTGCAGCAGCAAAAAAACAAGCGGCTGACTTGGGCGAAGAAATGGGCGATGCATTAAGTTCTGGATTGAAAGCATTAGCAACAGAATCACTTGCATCGTTTGGGGATTTTATTGGGGATTCATTAACTTCAAAAACAATGATGAATGATCAGTTGAAAAATACTGAAGAGCATTATGACAATCTAATAAAAGCAGCAAAGCAAAATGGTGAAGACATTGCAAAATTAGAGCAGGAAAAAGCTGACATGGTTGCTCAAATTCAAGAATCATTTACTTTTGAAAATAGAGTTGAAGATTTTGGCAGGGGCTTACTTGATTCAATTGGTAAGTTCATGGGCCAATTTGGTGAAGCTATGATCGCAATGGGTATAGCACAAGTTATGTTGGATGTAGCAATAAAATCTTTTAATCCTGCACTTGCTATAATAGGCGGTGTTGCATTAGTTGCAGCAGGGGCCGCAATATCAAACCTAAGTCAAAAGGGGGTTTCTGCAAGCGGTTCTGGAGGTTCATCCTTTTCAGGTGGCGGTGGTTTTTCATCCATGAGTGGAATAGGTGCAAACATGCAACCAATAGTTTTAGATACCAGAATAAGCGGCCGTGACATGATAATTACACAAGGAAGAGAATCACAATTTAAAAGATAAATGTTATTATTTACAAGCGAATTAAAAAGTCTACAGGACAAAAATTATAGGGTTGATTTTCATTCAAATACATACATAGGAATTGATACGCCAATAATAGGCGGTTCCGGTAGTGTTATTTATGTTAGTGAAGATTGGACAGATTATTTAGAGGTTGGTCAAGACTTATACCTTTACACCGGTGATTTAGCAACTGGCACAACTTTATTTGATGCCTACAAAGCAAGAGTTGAAGCAGATGGGGGTGTGGTTGAAAATGATCTTTGTGCAATTGGTTTTTTGTCAGAAAGAAAAGATGGTGCGGTTGTTTCATTCACTTATAATTCGGCTTTAAATAGAACAGAAATCACACTTAGTGGATATACTTACACTGATCAAACACTTGTTACAAATAACACTGATTCGGCAAATAGTTTTATTCCTACATTTTCACCTGCATTGCTTGGATTGAATACACAATGGGATACAGATGGCAACATTATGGATTCATTGATGACTTCATACAGTGACATCACATATTCAAATCCAAGTGAGTACGCTTACTTTGATCGGTTCTTTGACAAATACAGAGAATCCGATGATAGTGATATGACAGTGGCAATTTACCTTGAAGATGCACTTCATTGGGCTGGTAATGTAATTGTTGATTTAATTGAATGGGAAAACATAAGCAAGCCAAGACCATATACCATTCGTGCAATTGATGGCATTGATAGGCTTAAAGACGTTTTTTATGATGGTGACTTGCTTAATTTAGGCAGGATAAAGGTAATAGATGCAATTAAAAAGATATTGGCACAAAACGCCTTAGAATCGTTTTGGGACAATTCACAAGACTACATTCGTGAAAGTATAGAATACAAAAGTCTTTCTGTTGATGGTTGGAATGTTAGCGATAGTATTTTAGATTACACCTATATTCCAGAAAACTTATTTGTAAATAAACAAAGTGACAAAAATGAAAGCGAATTTCTAACTGGGTACGATGCTTTAAAAGGAATCTTAGAATTATTTAGTGCAAGAATTGTACATTGTGAAGGTGCTTATTACATCCATCAAATAAGAAATTATGATGGGGGTGGGAACTTTTACATAAGGGATTTCAATAAATTAAATAACACCTACAATCTAACTGCATACGATTTCAATAATACTTCACTTCGTATTTTAGGAGGTGGCAAGTTTGGTTATTTATTTGGGGCCAAGAAGTCAGAGATAGAAATTAAGGGAGCAAAAGTTACTTCAATAGTTGGAAGTTTAGGTGGTGATCTTGATGTTAATATTTTAGCTGGTGTAACTAAATTAAGCAAACGAAGTTTAAGAAGATCAGCAGGAATAGTTTATTATGATCCAGAAGTTTTTTATGAAGTTGGTAATGTAAAAGGAGGTCTGGATTTGGGCAACATAATGAGCATTAATTTTGTTGCATCTTCTGTATTTGGGTTGCAATTTCCTTTTGTTGCTGCAAATAGATATAAATTAATAATGCGCTTAGAAATTACAAGCGGTGATAAATTTATAAAAGGTGGCAATGGTATTCCAACATATTGGGGGGATGATGCAAGTACACCGAACAGATATTGGGATCAAACAATTGATACATACAACAATCCTTTACCGGTAAATATAACTTTTAGAACACCGGTAATTCCTTTTGATTTAGATGATTGCCAAATACGTGTTTCGTTTAGCGTGGTTCAAAATGTTGGAACAACACCAACAACCGCACTTGTTTTTGAAATTGACAAATTAACCTTATCAATACCAACTGCATCCGATAGTAATTCAGATAGTGAATTTGTAACAGTTGAAAATATAAACACTAAGTACACAAAAGATTTGGTTCTTAGTCCTTTGATTATATCCGAAACAAGCCCATTGGTAAGTGCATCAATTTTAAGTGTTGATGAAAATTACAATAGTTCGCCGCAAAGTTTAGTAAATGTAGGAACGTGGGATGGTTCATTTGATTTGCAAGGTTCTTTGTCTGCACTTAGAGTGTTAGAGGCAATGAGTTTGCAATTTAGACCGATAGAAAAGTACATGGGCGGTGTTGAAGGTTTTTATTATCCTATTCAAACGCTAAATTATAACGGCAAAAAATATGCTGCATTAAACATTCAACACAATTACGACACGGATGAATACAGTGGGGATTGGTTTGAGGTGGCAACGGCAAGAACTGGTTTGTCAAGTGGCACACAAGGCGGCAATCAAGGTGGCCCATTGGGACAACAAGGGTCAGAGCAGGCGCCAGAAAGAATGCTTGATACCTTTATTCAACAAAACACAGTAGGTATAATTTCTGAAGTGTTGCCAGTTGGTGCAATTACAGAATTAGTATTGCAAGACTTTGATTATGATGATCTAAGAAAAGGTGATGTACTTTATGTTTTAGAACCAGAAACAAAATTGAAGGCCTGTGAATTTGTTGTGTTAACAACACCTAATCCAATGGACACAATCATTGCAGTTGAAACGGTTACAATTGATTATGACATTCCAGCAGGGTGTGAAATAGTATTTGGATATAGACAAACAGTTGTTTCCGAAAGGGTTCGCGCAAACATCTTCCAAATGAAAGGGAATGCGGCCGATCCTCGTGATGTGGATTATTTGCAAGACGGCGAGTTTGTATTTTACGATGAACACGCATATTATAAGAATCCTATTGATGGATTTGTTTACAAATTTAACGGGGCAAAATTAAACCCATAATGCCATCAATGCCAAAAAAGGTGTATGGATTCACACCACAGAAACAAAACAAGCAAGCAGAGCAAAAGAATTGGCTTAAAGACAAAGAACACGAAAAATTCTACAATTCAAAAGCGTGGCGGCACCTATCTTTATCCTATAAAATGAAACATCCAGTGTGTGAGGTTGAGGGGTGCAATCAACCTTCATATTACACTGACCACATTATTCCAATGTCACAAGGTGGCGATGAATGGAACGAAGATAACTTTCAAGCATTATGCAAAAGTTGCAATGGAAGTAAAACCGCGAAGCAAACTTCTAAGCAAAGAATGTTAAAATAATTACAATTAATACAAAAGTCAATTAAAGATATTTGCACATAATGATCGGCGGTGCAATATATCAAATCTTAAATGTTCCAGAGGTGACAAACTTGGTTGAGCAGTTAAACTTTGGTTTAGCACCACAAGAAAACCTATTTCCGCGTATTGTAATAACCGAAAGAAGCACACCAGAGAATTACAAAGATGGTTATTCAATCATCAACCATGATGTTGAAATAAACATTTATGCATCAAAGGCCAAAGATGGCAATGGTGGATTCCTGCAAGCGTCAAACATAGCGGATATGGTTGAATTTAAACTTTACCGATACAAGGGAATAATAGGCGGCAAACGAATAGATCAAACATTGTTGAGTAATCAAGAAATATTATTTGACAATTCAAGCCAGTGCGCGCGTGTGATAATGGAATATTCAGTGCGTGAAAACATCACCGGCATGCCACAAGGGGACATACAAGACTTAGTACAAACAATTTCAGCAGAGGGCGCAATATTAGAAAATTTAGCGTGTTTAGTTGATAACGTAACAAACTTATAAAATAAAAGAAAATGACAATAGAAGAATTAGTTGCTTTAAAAGGGGGCAAATATGCAGATAGCAGCGCAACAGTAACCGGCACAAATAGCACAAATTACAGATTTTTAGTTGTAAATGATGACGTAGCTTTTAGCGCGTTAACAGACACAGATGACAACGATGTATTAACTGAATGGGGCATAACCGGTAAGACTATTACAAGCGGTATGGTGTTAGCACCTGCAAGCGGTAAGCCATTCAAAACGGTAACAATAACAACCGGTTCTGTACTTTTAATCAAACTATAAAATGTTTGGGTTTGGGTATCAATATAGTGCCATTAAAGGCGGTGTGTCATTAGGCCAAATTATATTTGATGCCTACAGATTACGCGTTGAAAGTGATGGTGGAATAGTAGAGAATAAAACGTGTGCAACTAATGCAATAAAACAACTAACGAGAATATGAGTTTATACACTGACGCAAGCCTTATAATGTACCCAAGCGGCTACAAAGAGGATAAAATATATAGTTTAAAGCCAACAGATGGAAGTGGCGATTTGGACTTCACAAGAGCAAGCACCGCAACAAGGGTGAATAGTGATGGGTTGATTGAGAAGGTGCGGACGAATTTGCTAACCTACTCAAATACTTTTAGCAATGCGGCTTGGATTAAAACAAATCAAGGAGTTGGTTCTGTGGCAGTAGTGACACCTAACTACACTACTGACCCTTTTGGCGGCAATAACGCTTGGCGATTTGAATGCAATTTAAACGGAGGTACCACAACTAACGATAGGTCTTGGATGCTAAATACATTTAGCCCTTTTGCTAATACTACCTCGTCTATTTATATAAAATTAAATATTGCTGGCTCTAAGACAATTATTTTGTCCAATGGCGGTGGAGATGTTCAAACCATAACAAGTACCGAATGGGTTCGTATAAATATTGTGACATTGGGGTTAAGCGGCGAATTTAGAATTGGTTTGATTGGAGGCACTGGTTCGTCAGATACTTTGGATTGTTCTATTGCGTTTGCTCAAGCAGAAGTTTCCGATGTAGCAACCGAATACATACCCACTACTTCGGCAGCGGTAAGCGTTGGAATGCTTGCAGACGTTCCCCGAATAGACTACACTGGGGGAAACTGCGGTAAATTACTTTTAGAGAGCCAGAGAACTAACTTAGCTTTGTACTCAGAGCAGTTTGATAATGTGGCGTGGACAAAATCGGTGAATACTGCAATCTCTGCCAACGCCACAACTTCACCAGATGGCACACAAAATGCCGATACTATTACTTGGTCAACAAGTGGCTCAACAACACAATTGTACCAAGTTAGAAGCACAACGGGGACAAGCCAAACACTATCTCTATTCGTTAAGTATATAAGCGGAAGCGGTACAAATTTTCTTTTTTCAATAGGAACGATTGCTGATGCGAGTATAAATTTAACATTTACAAATAGCGGTGCAACATTAACGGGCGCGGTTGGTGTAGACGTAACTTCTTACAAAATTGAGGACTACGGGAATAATTGGTTCCGTGTTTCTTTTTCCGCAAATTATGCGGGTGCCGCATCCGAATTCAGCGTCTACCGACCTTCGGGAACGGGAACTGACGTTTATGCAATATACGGCGCACAATTAGAATCAAACACATCATATGCCACATCCTACATCCCAACCCTTGCAAGCAGCGTGACTCGTTTAGCCGATGCGGCAAGTAAGACGGGTATAAGTAGTTTGATAGGGCAGACGCAAGGAACTTTGTTTGTTGACATTGATGTAATAAACTTAAATCCATCTAATGTTAGTAGAATAATACTAAGCGATGGTACTACTAATAACTATATTTTTTTAG